CCTGTCGGACGGTAACCCATTTGTTGTACACCTGTGCGGAAGTCTTGTCCGTAACGGTCAGCTCTCTGCTGGGCACCTGTTTCGTAGTCTTGTAGTGCTTTGTTCAGAGAAGCTATTTGTGCGTTGTATTCAGCGTCTCTGTACTCTGGGGCTGAAGTGTCTATTCTCCTATCGTTGCTGGGGGGAGGAGTAGGAGTAGGGTCAGGAGTAGGGTCAGGCACAACGGGCTTAACAAGCCTCGCCAGCCTTTCTTTGTCTTGCGCAATGGACTCGGCAGGGGTGCCGGTGCCATAAGTGTTCCGCCTTCTTATGTTCTCATCTTGCTGACGAGGGTTTAGACCAACCATTATTACTCCTTAAGAAGACGCTTTGCCGGGGGCGGAAGACAGTCGATTCATCAAAGCACGCTCACGAGCTTTACGCTTCGCTTCCTCATCATCAACTTTACCTTTTTGAGGGGCAAGACGATTGCCCATACTAGACTTATCTCGGTACATTAGCCGATTCTCCTCATCAAAGCATCTTTCCGGGCAGCTGCTTTATTGTCTCTCATAGTGTATCCTGCCGTGTTAGTAACCTTACCAACAGTAGGCATAGGCCGTCCAGCCCCATAATGTTTCTTCCCGACAGTATTCGAGTTGAAACCCCCGCCCGCTTTAGCCGGTTCGCTAAACTGCATCCTCACTTTGTTCACTAGGTAATCTCCTTTGAAACGGTTTGTTTGGGACTAACATAAGTCATAAGAGAGAATATACGGGCAGGGGAAGCTTCGCTAGTCCCATCGTTCGTAATCTCAATGGTAAAGTAAATCTGCCTAAAACGTAGGCTTTTCAAGAATTTTACGAAGTTGCGCGTAAAACGCACACCCGTTTCGGTCACCACGGTAGGTACTGCCGGAGTACCGCTGGTGGGACTCCCCCACGTAAAGGGGAGTACCTCTTGCCACGTCACCGTATCCAATAATTGTTGCCAGGTCGTAGAGAACACATGGGAGATGACATACACGGTTCCCGTCACCGATCCTTTGAATGAGGCATCCAAACCCCACCAGAAAAGCCTCTTGTACACGGAACTCGCCTGGTAATTGAAGTTTTTTGTCTGGATAAGGCATTGCATGGTCTCTGTGACCGCACTGTAGTCATCCGTGATTCTGAGTAACGGAGCTACGCGGGAAGCCCCAGAAGCTACATCAGTGTTGCTATGCGTCAAAACAATAGACTTATCTTCAGCGTTGTTGAAAAGCAGCATTTTTCCCAGGGAACCATAAGTGCCTGATTTCCACGTTGTCCAAGAACGGGTGCGAAGGCTGTACACGAACACGCTGTCAAAATAGGTGAACACAATCCGTTTGTTGAACTCCGACACAGCATACTCAGTATGGAATCCGGTCACCATAGTAGAAGTAAAAGGAGTTTTCACATTGATTTGGTTAGCCCGGTTGTTTGTAAACTCGTAAGCTTTCTCGTCATACATGAAATAGACGTAACTCTCGAACTGGGCGAAAGAGTGTCGAGAGTTGAGGCCCACAGTGGGCAGAATCAGAGAAACAGTTGCTGCTGCCGGGTCTGACGCATACTGTAGCCCGTACACAGAGTCTGTCCTGAAAATAAGAAGCGTGTTGAAATACACGGCGAGTAGGACAATGTTTTGACCGTCCCCCGTACCAATATCTACAAAATCGTTGCTGGCCACCCATAAGGCAGCGTCAGCAATAGTTTTAGATCGGTATAGCCGAGTCCCATTTCCCGTGCTGTCTCGCCCTTCGGCAACCCATAAACGACCTTTGAAAGTGACAATTGTTTCCCCGTCAGGCATGTTCGCGTCAGCAGTGAAAGAACCTCCGAGCTCCCAATAGCCCCCAGGGTTTGTAGAACCAACAGGTGCTGTGAGCCAAGCGAACCCGTTGAACTGTACAAACCCAGCAGCTGCAATAGTGTCAGTAATCAACTCCCAGGCAGTTCCACTAAAGTAATAGGTTTTCGACAAACCATCACTGGCAATGAGGAAAGATACAGCACTAGAGCGTTGATATGTCCCCAGAATTAGCATCTGCCCTGTAGCCTGCAAAGGGAAATCAAGGCTCGTATCCTCGATAGGGGGACGCGACTTGAGTGAACCGTCCAAGTCTAGTTCAAAGTTTTGGCAGACAACCAGCTCATTATCGGCAATAGCTGTAGGGTCACTGAAAGTGTTAAGCCCCCCAACAAAAGGGCCTATCTGTATCGGTTCTCCGGGCATTACCTCTCCTAGTTGAGCTCGTAAACGGTTCCGGTCTCATAAGTCATGGACTGGCTGAGCATTTCACTCTGCCCACGCTCCGCAAGACTGTTAGCAAACTCGGACTGTTTAGCCGCCATCATCTGAGGATTCTCGTCCATCTCATAAGCACGCATCAACACGTAGTTCACTACATCAGTAAAACAGTAGTCAGGAACCGTCAAAAGGTCTGTACCAGTCGTGGTTATGTCTGTCGGCTTAGCAAAATATCGGATAGACATAGTGTGGTTTTGAACCGGGTTAGGCCAGAAAGTGATGCTTCCCGCCCAGCTATACCAAAACATCGGGTGGTCATTGATTGTCCCATCGGGGTCCCTCAAAGAAATGCTTTCTTCCGCTTGAGCAACATTGATGTTCCCTACCCGGCGACCATCCAAAGAAATACTTGCCACCGAGTTGATTAGCGGAGTCACCGAAGTCAAAGAATAAGTGGGTGTCCCAGCAGTCACAGACATTGTAGCGACAGCAGGAATAACGCCAGCCGCTTCCGCAATCTCATGCTGAGCATCGTTGATCCAACGAACAATGTCATCATCAGTTAGCTGCACACCGGATTCGTCCCCGAAAGCACGTTTCACGTAGGCATACACTTGGGCTACCGTTTTAGTGGGATTACTGTATGTCATCGTTCAAACTTCTTCCCGTTGTGGTTGATAGTGTGTTTCTTGTCCCGCCCACCAGAAGCCAAAAACTGCACATGGTCGATTCTATCTTCCATGTCCTCAATTTCTTTCTTGCTTGCCAACAATTTCTTGGCGTTCTCTTCCGACTCGATACGCTTCAAAATGTTCTCAGGTCCGTGGCGTACCACATCACCATCGAAAAGCCAGGCAATAATTTTATAGGGGTCTTTCATGTCCTGGTCCGACAGGAAGCGCACCACATATTCGGGGAGGTTGTCGGGCTTATCCACAATGGCCCAAGGCTTAAGTTTTTCTTCCGGGGTGGAGCGTTGATTTTCAGGAATATAAACCAAAGAATATGTGGGCTTCAGCCCCTGTAACACGTCAGCCATGTGTACGTGGTCGTCACTAACGAACTCGTTGAGGTCAGAGTCCCATGTTTGAGAAGATTGTCCTAAAGAAATAGTCATAGCGTAAGTTTAGCCTGTCTGTCAAACAATCCCCAATAGAGCAAAGAAATGTCCCGACCCCCCAAATCGGGAACCGGGACATTTCTTTAGGGGTCTACGCCTCAGTAATATCTGAGATGAGACCGTGAGTGTTACGACGATCAGTACCAAGTTCGTGGTACTCGACCATGCGAGCGTAGAACGCATCGTAGTCACCGTTAGAGTCACGAACTTGCTTCCACATGGAACCATCACGGTCCAGGAAGTGCCAGTCCTCATCGCGGTAATAAGTGATTGCATCTTCGTTCACGAACCACTGCTTGCTCAAAGGAGCATCGGGGTCAGCTACAACAGGGATTTCTCCACGGTCTGTAGTGAACGCGAGTCCAGAGAACCCACCAGTGAATTCCTGCGTGTTCACCGTCTGACGCAACTGCGAAAGAAGGTTGAAATACGCACGACGAACACCAAGCGACTGCAAGATAAGGGAAGTTGTACCCCCCTTAACACGAATGTCGTCTGCCATTCTAATCATCAAGGCTTCCGACAGTGCCCGAGGAGTACCACCATTAGCGTTCACAGTAGCTTTCCACTCAGGCTCCGCAGTGGGGTCCACGTTGTAAAGCGTTCCAGAAGCAGCAATAATCGCTGCCAAACCAGTAAGCTCACGGTTACCTGCCGCCGACACACCAGAACCTTTACGGACGATGATGTCGTTGTTAGCAGTAGCGGTACCGGGGGTAGTGGTGAACGTAACAGTATTGGAACCAGCGGTGAGGTCTACAGAGGCTACAATCAACCCTGTGTTATCCACCGTGTTACCCGTCTGAGTATCCACGACCATGCCAACCTGGAACAGGCGAGCATCCGTGACAGGAACCACAGCGCCAGTGTTAGCACCAGTAGCCGTGCCAATTGCACCGTTACCCGAGCCATAAATCTGACGGTTCATGTCTTTCTTGAGGTCGTTCTTCAAACCTTCGACTTCGTTATCCAATGCTTTAGCAAAAGCTTTAGCATCAGTGTCGGAAAGTGCGATGGCCTGACCAGTCAGCTGCATCCCGCCATAGGCATACTTGAGACCAACACGCGCTGCCGCGTGCCCTTGCTGACCGGGGATAGGCAGTGCTTCGTTCTCAAAACGAGAACCGATACCACTGTTACGACGAGTGTGGATGGGGAAAGTTACATACTTCCCACCAACCTCACTGGTGACACCCGAGC